TGGAGAAAGCAAATGAGTTCCTTCAAGACCTTAAAAGGCTTAGTGCTGTTAGCAGTTATCTTAGCAGTTTTGTGGATGGTATTATCACCAACTGTAAAACAAGTGACAAACTACACATCAACCTTACCCAGCATATCACCAGTACAGGTAGATTCTCTGGACGAAACCCCAACATGCAAAACATGCCCAGAGGAGGAACCTTCCCAATAAAACGTGTGTTCATATCACGGTGGGATCGTGGTAAAATAGTAGAGAGTGACTTTGCCCAACTTGAGTTTAGAACGGCTGCTTTCCTAGCACAGGACGAGACAGCAATGCACGAGATAGATACAGGGTTTGATGTACACTCCTACACTGCAAAGGTTATCAGTGACGCAGGACAACCTACAACTAGGCAGGAGGCAAAGGCACACACCTTTGCTCCTCTCTTTGGTGCTACAGGATATGGCAGATCTAAAGCAGAAGCTGCGTACTACAAGCAGTTTGTTGAGAAGTACAAAGGCATAGCTAGTTGGCATAACAAATTAGGTAACGAGGCTGTTAATGAAGGTAAGATAACCAACGTTAGTGGTAGACAGTATGCCTTTCCTGATGTCATGCGTAGAGAGAACGGCACTGTGTCTCACTTTACTATGATAAAGAACTACCCTGTTCAAGGCTTTGCTACAGGAGATGTCGTGCCTGTTGTACTGATAGAGCTAGATCGTTTGTTACGTCCTATGCACTCGTGTTTAGTTAACAGTGTTCACGACAGCATGGTAATTGACACACACCCTGACGAAATAAATGATGTGTTAGGTGTAATTAATTTGATTAACACTAATCTAAATGATATAATACAAAAAGAATACAATATAAAAGTTAATGTACCTTTGTTACTAGAATCAAAAATAGGAGATAACTGGCTTGACACAAAGGACGTTTAATGGTATAACTCTAACTCTGAAACTTTTTACATAAGAAAGGTAAAAATATGGAAAATGCAGTCGCACTTAAAGTAGACAACATGAACTTGTCAGATGCTATGGGGTTCTCAAGCCCTGCAACACAGTCACAGTCTAGTCTACGTAGGATTACAGGTACAGTAATACAAGAAGTTGTTGATGGTAAGGTAGCTTCTTCACCTGTGTTTAAGATAACAACTGAAGATGATATAGTCTACGCCAGAGAGGTACAGGTAAGACTATTTGCAGAGCGTCAAAAATGGCAGCGTTGGGATAGTGAAAACAAGACTATGCAGAAGTCAGTCATGTCCAACTCCCTAAACGTTGACTTGAAAGATACACTTGGCACGTTCAACCTGGGTAGACCGTCAGGTTATATCAAGGACTTCCAAGCTCTACCCAAAGATCAACAGGATCAGATACGCAGTGTTAGTCGTGTCAAAGTTATGATGGGTAAAGCTAAACTAATTGATCCCTTTTACGAAGGTGGTGATCCAGTATCAGGGCATGAAGAAGAGTTTGACTTTGTGATGGATGTCAAGAACAGAGATAGTCTCAAGTTCATTGATAGTGTAGTAGGTAAACTAATCAAGAAAAAAATCTCACCTGCAGAACATACCATAGCTTTGATGGGAGAAACACGTAGCTTGCCTAACGGCAATCCATACATGGTAACTAACGCCTCACTCAGTGAGTTTGTTGGCTTGGCTGATGGTGATAATGAAACACTACAAAACTTTCTAGACTACATTGACTCTAGTAACGAGTACGTTATTGGCAAGTGGGCAGAAAGTAATGTAGAAACTATATCTCCACAGGATCAAGACATAGTTGCCAACATAGTAGATGTGGAGGATTTTGACCAGTGAACCACCCTGCTGAACTAGCACTACATCAGTATCTTAGAAATGCCATTGAAGGTAAATCTAAGATGTCTAAAGATATCATCGAAAAAATAAAAGATGATATTGGTGCTGCTCTCGAAAAACAATTTAACACTGTTGAAGAGAAGAGAGAGTTCAAACTTAGGATGTCCAACGTTGGGCGTCCGAAGTGTCAGCTATGGTTCGAGAAGAACGATCCCGATCATCAGGAGCCTTTGCCTACGTCATTTAAAGTCAACATGATATTTGGTGACATGGTAGAGGCTCTACTAAAAGGATTACTCAGAGCATCTGGTGTGCAGTTTGGTGATAACGAAAAGGTATCGCTGCCACTCAACGATAAAGAAGAACTCTCTGGTGAGTATGACATGTTACTAGACGATAAGATAGATGATGTTAAGTCAGCTAGTTCTTGGTCATACGAAAATAAGTTTGTTGACTTCTATACGTTGAACAGTAGTGACTCCTTTGGTTATGTGCCACAGCTTGTAGGCTACGCCACAGCAGCTAACAAAAAAGTTGGTGGTTGGTGGGTTGTTAATAAAAACAACGGTAGCTTCAAGTATGTTTCAGCAGCAGAGGTAGATAAGGACACAGTGCTGCAAAAGATAAAAGATGTACACACCTACCTTGAAAGCAACGCACCGTTTGAGAGATGCTTTACGGAAGAGCCAGAGGTATACAGAGGCAAGGCTAGTGGTAACTATAAGCTACCCAAGTCTTGTACTTTTTGTAACTACAAAATTAAATGTTGGCCTAACTTAAAAAGTTTGCCATCAAAAGTATATAGTGGCAAGAAAGAGCCACCTACCGTACACTACACAAAACTAAGAGGTGAATATGACTACAGTAACAATTAACGACAAAGACTATGAAACAGACAACATGTCTGACAAACAAAAAGAGACAGTGCAACTGCTACAACAGAACCTAGTATCTGTTAATATGTTAGAGCACTGGATACAGTGCGTTAAGTATGTGGGGGAGATGAAGACAAGAGAACTGGAGAAGTCTCTAAACGAAGAAACAGAGATGGTTCGTGCTCGTAACGAAAAAGGACACTTTATAGCAGATGACCCAAACACCCCAGAAAACGAAGCGTGGGTTGAGAAACCCAAAGAGAAGAAGGAGTAGCTCTAGAAGGTATCGCAGTGGTTTAGAAAATGATATTGCTGAGTACCTAAAAGACAAACAGTATCAAGTCAGGTATGAACGTTTAAAGATAGAGTGGGAAGACTTGCGCTATAGAACGTACACGCCTGACTTTATTTTAGACAACGGTATTATAATAGAGACTAAAGGTATCTTTGATACAGAAGACAGACGTAAGCATCTAGCCATACGAGAGCAACATCCAGAGTTAGACATACGGTTTGTCTTCAGTAACAGCAAAGCAAAGTTGTATAAAGGTGCGAAGTCAAGATACTATGAGTGGTGTGACAAACACGAGTTTAAGTGGGAGCATCGTATAATACCTGAAGCATGGCTAAAAGAAAAAGGCAAACCTATTAGAGTTAAACTTATACCTTTTAAAGGGGAGAAGAAAGTAACATGACAAAATATAAAATAGGAAAAGATGAGGTAGCTTTAGTCTTGAAGCCTTGTTCATTTGATGGCAAGGGTAACTGGACAGGAGAGCTAAACACTGGTCTTATTGTTGGTGAACTTAGCTTGCTAAATCCAGAGGATACTTCATACTTAGTACACCTAGCCACAATGATGGGTGCATTTTTAGAGCTTGCACAGTACGATCAAGATCTATATAATTTAGTAGAAGAACACAGAAACGAATTAGTAGGTTACGAGAACGAAAAAGATACGCCACTGTACGAAAAGGTAGAAGGTACGGATGGTAAAGTTCTAAAACTTACTAGATTTACAAAGACACAAGGAAACGCATAATGGATACTATTGATACACTTACTATGAACGGACAAACACTTACATTAGATTTTGATCCAGTAGATAAACCTGCACACTATAATTTAAATGGTGGGGTTGAGTGTATAGATTATATTAAACAAGTCTTAGGTAAGCAGGGTTTTGTTGCATACTGTAGAGGTAACGTTATGAAGTATAACCACAGAGCTATGTACAAAAACGCTACACCAGTAGAAGATCTAAAGAAAGCACAGCAGTATCTGACTTGGGCTAACGAAACATTAAGGGAAATACACAAGTGATAGGGAAGAAAAAGTTTAGCGTTACATTTCTACTAGAAGTAGATGAGCCGTGTAACGTTCTGTCAACTGTAGAGGATGCACATGTGGAAGATGTACACGATCTGATACATAACACGTTTCACGACATAGATGATGTGAATATAGAAAACTTAAATATAAGGGAGAGACTATGATTAATGCCAGTGACATCGAAGCATTTGAATATTACAATGAACTAGAATCAGGTAACATACTGCCTACAGACTATCAAACTTTTATACACAAATCTAGGTACTCCAAGTGGCTACCTAAAGAACTAAGACGTGAGAGTTGGGCAGAGACAGTTGACCGTTACATGAAAAACATTGTCGGTGATAAGCTTGGCAAAAAAGACTACGCTGAAATAAGACAAGCTATACTCAACTTAGAAGTTATGCCATCCATGAGAGCCATGATGACTGCAGGTGCAGCAGCAGACAGAGACAACACGTGTATCTATAACTGTAGCTACCTACCTGTAGATGATCCAAAGTCTTTTGATGAAGCTATGTTTATCCTTCTCTGTGGCACTGGCGTTGGCTTCAGTGTTGAAAGACAGTACATAAATAAACTAGCTGAAGTTCCTGACTTGTACGATAGTGAGACTACCATTGTAGTGCAGGACAGTAAAGAAGGTTGGGCTAAATCTTTCAGACAACTACTAGCTCTACTGTGGGCAGGTGAGATACCCAAGTGGAACATGTCTAAGATCAGACCAGCAGGTGCTAGATTAGAAACTTTTGGTGGTAGAGCATCTGGCCCTGCACCACTAGTTGACTTATTTAACTTTACTGTGCAGACATTTAAGAACGCACAAGGACGTAAACTAAATGCACTAGAGTGTCACGACATCATGTGTTTTGTAGGACAGATAGTAGTTTCTGGTGGCGTTAGACGCAGTGCTATGATATCATTGTCAAACCTGAGTGATGATCGTATGCGTCACGCTAAGTCAGGACAGTGGTGGGAAAACGCAGGGCATCGTGCTCTAGCAAATAACTCTGTATCTTACACAGAGAAGCCCGACATGGAGTCCTTCTTGCGTGAGTGGTCATCACTCGTTGAAAGTAAATCTGGTGAAAGGGGAATATTTAATCGTGAAGCATCTAAGAAACAAGCTGCTAAATACAACAGGCGTGATCCTGACTTTGAGTTCGGAACTAATCCTTGTAGTGAGATTATACTCAGACCGTATCAGTTCTGTAATCTTACGGAAGTTGTGGTACGAGCCACGGATACGGTGGAAGACTTGGCTAGAAAAGTCAGATGCGCCACTATACTTGGCACGATCCAAAGCACGTTCACAAAGTTCCCATATCTGCGAAAGGTGTGGCAGCGAAATACCGAAGAGGAACGACTGTTGGGTGTGTCACTCACAGGGATAATGGATAATCCTTTAATGACAACAAAGAACAAAGGTCTTGATAAAACATTGGAGTTTTTAAGAAATGTATCTGTATCTACTAATTCTGAATATGCTAGTCTTTTCAACATACCCTGCTCTACTGCAATTAGCTGCAACAAACCATCGGGAACGGTCTCCCAGTTGGTTGACAGTGCCAGTGGTATACACTCTCGCCACAGTGCATATTATATCCGTACTGTTCGCGCTGATGTAAATGATCCACTAACACAGTTTATGCAAGATCAAGGCATACCTAATGAGCCATGCGTTATGAAACCTGACACAACTATAGTGTTTAGTTTTCCTATAAAGTCTCCCAACAAAGCGGTTACTCGTAATGACTTAACAGCTATTGAACAGCTAGAGACATGGCTAGAATATCAAAGACACTGGTGTGAGCACAAACCTAGTGTAACCTGCACAGTCCGTGACGATGAGTGGTTGGACGTAGGTGCGTTTGTGTATAGACACTTTGACGAGATGAGTGGTATATCCTTCCTACCCCACTCAGATCACACATATCAACAAGCACCCTATCAAGAGTGTAGCAAAGAAGAGTATAACGAACTCCTTAAAGCTATGCCTCGTAACATAGAGTGGTCAGCTTTGTGTGATTATGAAAAGGAAGATAACACAACAGCTATGCAAACACTCGCCTGTAGTGGTGACTCGTGTGAGCTAGTCGATCTAACATAAAGGAGATAATTATTATGTTAATATACAATTTAGTCGCTGGAGTAGTTTACGCTTTAACACTACATGGCGTTTACGATAATATAGCTAAACCTGTAGCTAATGTAACATACGATGCAGGTATTCACGTTTATGAAAAAGGTGCAGATATTCTTGAAGTTGTTACTGCAGAAAATACAGAGTAGTGTACGTCTTAGTTCTTATAATGTCTATTGCGCCAGGATACTTTCAAGTTCAAGCAATTAATCATGTGTATCCTACTATGGAGATGTGCAAAAATGGTGCATCATACATACGCAGTGAACTCTTGAGTAAAAAACCTACACCTGAGTCCACTGTATCTGCTTACTGTACTGAGATTCCAACTGAAGTGTAATGCAACTAGAACATGAAGCAAGAATACACATGGAGAAAAAACTAAAGCTTTTCTTTGAGGAGCTAGAGGTAAAGCTACGTCCTGTAAGAAAACATATAGAAGAGAACTTGTGTGACGGTCTATACAAAGCTAGAGCTTTACAGGACATAGATGACATACTTATGATAGCTAAACACGCTGCAGAAAAGTATGGTTTAAAATAAAAGGGTAGCCGTTGACTTAGCGTTTGCGGCTATTTCCCTTTGGCAGTCTCTTTGTACAGAGATAGTATAGCTTTAAACTGATTCAACTCACTTTCCGTCATGGTCAGTGGGTCTTTCATTTTTACAGATCGTAACTCTTCCTCAGTCGCACCTTCGTCACGCATCTTCTCCAAACGTATCTTGTGAAAAGTTTTCTTAGCGTTCTTATACTGCTCACTATTACCTGAGTAGTTTACAGTATCGTACCTCTGTTTGTTTATCCTGTGAGTATCTGATAACAAAGGCATAGCCTCATTTACTGCACTACGTGTTTCTTTTATTATCCTGTTGACTTCCTGTCTTCTGTAAGTGTTTGTACCGTTTACAAAGTCTTTGTCAGCCAATAGTTTTCTAGCTTTTCTCTCTAACAAAGGTGATAGAGTTTCGTTAAACAATCTATCGTACATAGCCACTTGACTTCTTCGATTAGCTTTAAAACCTTTTAGTCCTGCCATAGTGTACACTTTTTCTGCAGCAGTTTTTCCTGGCACTACTCTTACACCAAAGATAGAACTTAGTGGATTAGGATCATACAAGTCACCCTCTCTGGTTGCAACACGCAACTGGCTAAAGTCACTCTCTGCATTAGTGTCACGGAATATGTCTAGTATATTGTCTAGGTATCTTGTAGCCTCTAAAGAAAATACTTCTAACTTACCCCTTTTAACTAACTCTGCCTCACCCTCATCGTTTATGATAGCCTTTTGTCTTTTATCTTTGTGTATATCTGTATCACGGATAAAACCTACAGCCCTGTCTACAGTTTGAAAGGGTCTAGTAAACCCAGCTAAGTAACTACCTCCACGTCTTTGTAGTTCTGCTGCACCAGCATCTCCGTTTGTTTCGTCAAACATCATGTTAAGGATTCTGTACATGTCATTACCAAACTGTATGTCTTTAGCAAACTGTCCAACACCTATTTGCACAAGAGCATCTTCTAATGCCTCTGGTGTGCTTGTAGCATAGTAAGGTAATACACCATCCTTTATAGGGCTAGGCTCTGCAGCTTGTCCAAGAGGTCCAAGCGATCCTTGTCTAGATAGTTGATTGAACAACCTACCCATAGCTAAGAACTCAGACATAGGAAAGGCGTTCTTTGTGTCGATGACTGTGCCGCCACCTACGTCTAACTGTGTTGATTCTAATCCTCTGTCCTGTCTTTCTTGATCCATACGAGCAGCTAGTATCAAACCTGTAGTACCCACAGCAGCACGACTAAATGCCTCCATAGTTTTTATATCTGCTCTACCACGCATAATAGCAGCAGTAGGAGCTATTAACCCTGCAGGACCAACCTGCCAAACAGTAGCTACTGTGTTGTTAAAAAATCTACCAAACGGTAAGATAGATCCTAGCACAGGTAAGTTAGATATACTTTCAACAAACTTAGCCGTAGTTCTTATAACAGGAGCTTGCTCTATAGTT